GGGACGCAGAAAACCCCGGAACTCGACAAAATTTCGGGTTTCTAGGATGATCCACCGCAAGTATCAACAATTAGCGCCACCATGGGGATCGTGACCTGTGCGACATGTACATTCTGAATCCTGTTTTGGTCATTTTCGTGTTCAGGTGGTGTTGAACATATTTACCAATGTGAGGTCTTGCCGTGGGGGATATTGTCAGGACGGCAGACGCTTACGACTGGTCCATCAGCCGGCTGGCTGAAGCGCTGAAGAAAGACCGCCGAACTATCGCGAGGATAGTGCAGGAGTCCGGTATCTCCCCGGCAGGCTCTCGGCGCGGTAACCCCATCTACTCACTCGCCGACGTTTTCGATGCGATGGATCGCGGCTCTCGCCCTCAGATCGCAGAGGGCCTTGATGTAGACGATCTGGCTCCCCAGGAGCGGCGGGCGTGGTTCCAGTCAGAAAATGAGCGAGTCAAATTGGAGCGGGAGTTGCGCTCCCTGGTGCCGGTCGAGGAGGTACAGCGGGAGATGAGCACCCTGGCCAAAGCCGTCGCTTCCGGCCTCGATTCCCTTGCCGACATGCTCGAGCGCGATGCCGGCCTTCCACCGGAGGCCATCGATCTAGTCGAGAAGACCACCGACGCTCTGCGAGAGCAGATGTACCGGGCGATCATCGCCGATGATGATGACGAGGATGCTGCAAATGGCTAACACCGCCAGCGCCGCCGCCATCCGCCGAGACGTTGCCGAGCTGATCCGCCCGCCCAGGCGGATCCGAGCAAGCCAGGCCGTCACCGAGCGTATGAAGATCGTGGGCGGCGACGGCACTGTCCGAGACTGGAACCCAGACACCACGCCCTATATGGTCGAGCCGCTCGACTGTATGGGACTGCGCAAATACGACGCAGTGATCTTCGTCGGTCCAGCGCGTACCGGCAAGACAATCTCCCTCGTGGATGGCTTCGTCGCATACAAGGTCGACTGCGACCCCGGCGATGGCCTGATCATCCAGATAAGCGAGGACAAGGCCCGCGAGTTCAGCAAGAAACGCATCGACCGCATGCTGCAACACTCGCCGGCGTTGGCCGCTCGCTTGAGCCCGCGCGGTCACGACAACAACGTCCACGACAAGACCTTCCGGGCCGGTAACTACCTCGGCATAAAGTGGCCATCCAAGAACGTGCTGGCCTCGAGCGATTATCAGTTCGTGCTGATCACCGACTTCGACCGCCTGGGCGACGACATCGATGGCGAGGGCGACCCCTTTACCCTGGCCAGCAAGCGAACCCAGACATTTGGCTCGACCGGCATGACGCTCGCCGAGAGCTCGCCGGGCCGCGAGATCACCGCCCACGACTGGCAGCGCCCTGCGGATGCGCAGCACATGGCGCCACCGACTACCGGCATCCTCGACCTTTTCAACCAGGGCGACCGGCGGCTGCTTTATTGGCAGTGCCCCGAAGCGGCCTGCCAGCAATGGTTCACGCCAACCATGGACCACTTCAGCCAGGCTGCTAAGTGCGCCGCCTGCCCGCATTGCGGAATTGAGATCGACCCCAAGGCCAAGCGCGCTCTCAACCTGGCAGGCCGATGGGTGCCAGAGGGCTGCGAGCTGACCCTCGAGGGCGAGGTGATCGGAACGCCACGCCAGACGCGCATTGCATCGTTCTGGATGGAGGGCCCGGCCGCCGCGTTCCAGTCTTGGGCGAGCCTCGCCGACAAGCTGGCGCGCGCTGAGGAAAGCTACAAGCAAACCGGCAGCCAGGAGACGCTCAAGACCGTCATCACCACCGACTGGGGCCGGCCCTACCTGCACCGTCGCGCTGAAGTGCAGCGCTCCAGTCAGCGCCTGATGGACCGCGCCGAGCAGATCGAGCGGCGCACCGTGACCCACGGCGTGCGCTTCTTAACCGCCACCGTTGACGTGCAGGGAGGAAAGGAACGGCGCTTCGTCGTCCAGATCCACGGCACCGGTGTAAACCGTGAAAAGTGGCTGGTTGATCGCTTCAACATCCGCGAGGACCGCGGCCCGAAGAACGACCTTGATCCGCGTCAGATCAACCCGGCCACTCAGACCGAGGATTGGGACCTTCTGACCCGCGACGTGCTCAAGCGCACATACCGGTTGGCTGATGGCAGTGACCGGCGAATGCCGATCCTCGCCCTGGCCGTCGACACCGGAGGCGAAGGTGATGGCTCTGAATCCGTCACCAGCCAAGCCTACGAGTGGTTCCGCCGCCTGCGTAGCGAGGGGCTGCAGAGCCGCGCCTACCTGGTCAAGGGCGGCAGCAGCAAAACCGACAACCGCGTGCGCAAGACCTGGCCTGACAACACCAGTCGCAAGTCCCGCAAGAGTCGGGCCCGGGGCGACGTGCCGCTCTACATCCTCGGCACCGACCTGCTAAAGGATGGCGTGGCCGCAATGATGGACCGCGACAACCCTGGCGCCGGCTATTTGCACGTGCCGGCATGGTTGGGGCGATGGTGGTACGACGAGCTGACGTATGAGATGCGCGACCCGGCCACCGGCAAGTGGACGAAGCCCGGCAAGCGACCCAACGAAGCCCTCGACCTCTGCGCCTACGACCTCGCGCTGAACATTATCCTGGGCGTCGAGAAGATCAACTGGCAGGCCCCGCCGCCGTGGGCTGACGACTGGGACGCCAACCCGTTGGTCGTCGACCCGCAGCGCACCGCCGACAACGGCCAGCCGCAGGCTCGACCGGCCTCAGCGCCTGCCGCCAAGAAGCGCAAGCGCAAGGTCGCAAAACCCCGAATCTAGGAGCCGCACATGGCCTACACCGACACCGATCTTGCCCAGGTCAAGCAAGCGATCCTCGACCTGGCCGCCGGAAATCGGGCGACCATGGTCACAAAGGACGGGCGTACCGTGCAGTACGCACGCGCCGACATCGACAAGCTGCGCGATCTCGAGCGCACCATCGCCGGCCAGCTCAATGCCGACAGCGGTGGGCGCCGAACCCGCCACGCCGTGACCTCCAAGGGGCTTTGACATGACCGTGACCACCAAGCCCCGCATCCGTTACCGCGGCAATAAGTTAGTGCGCGCGCAGTACGAGGGTGCATCGACCAAGCGCCGCATGGCTGGCAAGGGCACTACCGTAACCGGCCCAAACGCGCCCATCGAGCGGCACCTTCCGACTCTTGTGGCACGCTCTCACAACGCCATCCGCAACAACGCATATGCCACTAAGGCCAAAGAGGCCTACATCGCCAACCTTGTCGGCACCGGCATCAAGCCGCAGTGGGGCGATGAGCGCATCCAGGCGATGTGGGACCGCTGGGTCGAAGAGTGCGACGCCGATGGCGTGGACAATTTTTACGGCATGCAATCACTGGCCGCTGGTGCTCAGTTTGAGTCGGGCGAGGCGCTGGGCCGCATCCGCTACCGCCGCACCAGTGATGGCCTCAGTGTGCCGATGCAACTGCAGGTGATCGAGTCCGAGCACCTGGACCCGACCTTCAGTCGCGCCTTCGGTGGCCGGATGATCAAGATGGGCATTGAGTTCGACGGCATTGGCCAGCGCACCGCTTACCACCTGTGGCGCTTCCATCCGCACGAGCGTTTGACCAGCGAGATCAATACCCGCGTGCCAGTGCCAGCCGACAGCGTCATCCACATGTACCGCCGGGGACGTCCCGGGCAGTTGCGTGGCACGCCAGAGCTGACCAGCGTCATCATCCGGCTGTATGAGATCGATGAGATGCAGGACGCCACCCTGGCCCGCCAGAAACTCGCCCAGCTTTTCGGCGCGTTTGTGAAGCGCAAGACCGCACACGACCCCGAGGACGAAGGCCCGCTTTTCGGCGGTTTGGTCAGCATGCCCGGCGATCCCGATCCGCTCGACGAGTTCACGCCCGGCGGCATCCACTACCTGGAGGATGATGAGGAGGTGACGTTCTCGTCTCCCCCGGATATTCAGAGCCAATATACCGAATGGCTGCGTACCGAGCTGCTGGCCGTGGCCGCTGGCGCTGGCATCACCTACGAACAACTGACTGGCGACCTCAAGGGCGTCAACTATTCCTCAATCCGCGCTGGCTTGCTCGAGTTCCGGCGCCGCGCCGAGGCCCTGCAGGCGCAGCTGATAGTGCATCAGTGGTGCCGGCGCATCGCCGCCAAGTGGCTCGACGTGGCCGTGACCTCCGGCGTGCTGGCGCTGCCCGACTACTGGGCCAACCGCTCTCGCTATCTCGCCATCGACTGGATTGCTCCGAAATGGGCATGGGTCGACCCGCTGAAAGAGGTCACTGCCGATCTGCTCGAGGTGCGCGCCGGCTTCAAGCCGCGTTCCGAGGCCGCCGGAGAGCGTGGCTGGTCGCTGGAACAGCTCGACGCAGAGATCCGCAACGCCAACGACAGCGCAGACCGTCACGGCCTGCTTCTGGACTCCGACCCACGCTACATGGCCAAGAACGGCGCCCTGCACAAGGCCCTCGAGGACCTGGCCACCACTGAAGAAGAGGACTGATTTATGAAATGGTTTACAGCCAAGGCCATGGCGGACAACCCGCGCGTGGCCCACGTCGTAATCGACCGGCCCATCGGCTCCGATTGGGCACCAGACTGGATCAACGACTTCGAGGGCGAGCTGCCGGCCCGCGACTTCATCGCCGAGATCGACGCGCTGGGCGAGCTCGACGAGATCGTCTTGGAGATCAATAGCCCCGGTGGTGATGTTGCCTCGGGCGTGCGGATTTACAACTACCTGAAGAACCACCAGGCCACGGTGCATGTCCGCGTGACCGGCATGGCGGCGAGTATCTCCACTGTGGTCATGATGTCCGGTGACACCCGCACTATGGGCGTGGGCACCACGCTGATGACCCACCGGGCAAGCTCGCTGATGATCGGTTTCTTCAATTCAAAGGAGATGGAAGAGACCACCCACAACCTTTCCAAGTTTGATGATGCGTTGGTGGATGTCTATATGGCCGCCACCGGAAAGACGGCTGAGGAGATCAACGGCCTGCTGGATCAGGGCGACACAATCATGGGGGCCGACGAGGCCATCAAATTTGGTTTCGCCACTGACAAGGACGCCAAGATCCAGGCGGTGGCCAGTGCCGACATCCAGCCGTTCCTGCGCCAACTCAAGCAGGAAGGCGAGATCGTCAATTTGCGGGCCAAACTGGCCGGCAAGAAATCCCCGAGCAACGGCAACCAAGACATGACTGTCGCTGATGCGTTGGCTCTGGCCTTCGATATCACCGCCGAGCAGGCTGATGAACAGGCCGCTGATCTTGGCGACCAGATCATCGCACTGCGCAAAGCCCATGTTGTAGCCAGCGTTGACGACATCCCTGCAGACCTGCTCGAGCAGATCAAGGCCGCCGCCGTGGCAGACCTCTCCCCGGCACACGATGCCGCCGAGATCGTCGCCGCCGAGCGCACCCGCGTATCGGCCATCGTCAAAGCCTGCCAGACCACCGGGCAATCGCAGTTGCTCGACAAGCTGCTCGACAACGGCATGGCCGAGGCCCAGGCCAGCGAGTACATCTACGACGTGGCGGCCGCCAGCGGAAACCGCTACAGCATCCACAACAGCCACTCACCCGAGGGTGGGCACAAGACCGGCATCGACTATGCCGCCATCTACGCCCGCCAGAACCGCACCAAGGCCAACGCCTGACCGGCCGGCCTCGACACGCGCAATCGCGCACCCCTGAAACAGCCATAGGAGACTGATCATGGCGAGCTTCACCGAAGGCCGGCACACCGGCGAGCACATCGTATCCGAGGCCAACGGCGCCCGCTCTCGCGAGCAGGGCACCCTGGCGGCTGGCAATCTTCCCGCTGGCGCCGTGCTGGCACTGAACGGCGATGGTGATTACGTACAGCTGGCGCCATCTGCTGCAGATGGCACCGAAACTGCTAAGGCCGTGCTTTACGCCGCCACCGATGCCAGCGAAGCGTCGCAACCCTGCACCGTACATGTGCGTGCCTGTGAAGTGCAGGAAGACGCGCTGACCCTGCCGGACGGTATCACCGGCGGCGAGACCACCACTGCCATAAACGACTTGATCGGCGTCGGCATAATCTCGCGCTAAGCGCCCCACCCATCGAGTGCCCACCGCCCCTGTGAGGGGCCGGGCGACTGATCGACACCCCTCGCAATAACCAAGGAGCCTGCTATGGGCATCTTCGATTCCGACATTTTTACGATGTCATCCCTGACCGCCTCTATCAACGAGGTGACGTATACCCCCAGCCAGATTGGAAGCCTCGGGCTGTTCGAGGCCGAGGGCATCTCGACCACCAGCCTGCTGATCGAGAAGGACGGCGACACGCTCGGTCTGGTCGAGAGCAAGCCGCGCGGCGCCCCCGGCACTGTC